AAAGCCAAAGAGCTGGGCTGCAACAAGATTGCGCTGGGGCATCATTTTAATGATGTGATTGAGAGAGAGCAGAAAGCTCAGGAACAGATTATTGATGGTAAAACGGTGGATACAGAAACCGGAGAAGTTAAAGAAAGTAACAATGATGATAAAATCTATGATTTTAGAAAGGCTGCTGCACAATAAGCAGGAAGGTGAAAGATTATGTTAAGAGAAGCATTAGAGTACATTGTAGGACTTGGAGAGTCAAAACAACATGAGATTAATGGAAGTATATATTCAGACAAAGAATTATACAGGGTGGATACATATTTTCCAAAAGCTATAGCTATTGAACTGAATACACTGACAGGATTAGTCGATTACATCAAAAGCAGTATTGATGAAATGCCAGGAAAAATGATTGTAGATGTAAAGGATCCTGAAACAGTAAGATTGTATTCGCAGCTTGATCCTAACCGTGATCGTGAAACGTTGGTTATCGTGAGAGCGAGAGTTCCTGAATTTTATTTTAACCGTTTTATTAATCAGGAAGAGTTTTGCATCAATATGCAGTCTAAGTTTATCGATGATACGACGACTGATAGAGCGTTACTGTTAAAGTTTGCTGGAACCGTAGAGTCTGGAACATTGGCTGAGTATGGCGATGATGGTGTGACACAGAAAGCAACAGTCAAAACGGGTATTGCATCCAAGGGGGATGCAATTGTTCCAAATCCGGTAAAACTGAAACCGTATAGAACGTTCCTTGAAGTAGATCAGCCGGCATCAGAATTCGTTTTCAGAATGAAACAGGACAAGTATGATGGTGTTTTATGTGCCCTTTTCGAAGCTGATGGAGGAGCATGGAAGATGGAAGCAACAGAGCGCATTAAGAAATATTTGGAGTCCGAACTTAAAGAATATGATAATTTTACGGTTATCTCGTAGATAATATCCCCTTGCTGGTAGGCGGTTAAACCAGCAATCATTAAAAGAAAAGCAGGAGAAAACGATGGCGATAATACGTAATGTCCGCGGCGGGACGGTTGGCTTAAATGAAGAAGAACGGTTGATGATCGCAAGGCTACTGGTGAAGGCGGGATATACGGTTAAGATCGGATACAGGACGATTCCAGGGAATGCGAAGGGGAAGAAAGAATATATAGTTGAATACTGGGAGGAGAAAGAAAAGAAGATAGAAATGTAGAATGGAGTCGAACCTTGACAATTGAATATTGATGGTTGGAATGGTATAATTTCCGTATCAAATGTACGGGAGGAAATGCAAATGGGTATAAGAATCGTGAAGCAATGCAATCTGAGTATGTTAAACTTTATTGAAAAATTCGGGCCAGTCGAGATTGATGACTTATATAGTAAGTTTGGAAACGGGATCAAATCCATTGTTGACGAAGAAGTTAAAATTCTATTGGATAATGCGAAGATAATAAAAGAAGATAATGGCACGTACCGGGCAGTATAATTCATTTACCAACCACCAAATATTGATGGTTGGTATTTTTTTACCCATTTTTAAGGAGAAGAGGTGAGAAATTGAAGAAAATACTGGATGCTTGCTGCGGAAGTCGGATGTTCTGGTTTGATAGAGAAAATCCAAATGTGATATTCGCAGACAACAGAGAAATAAATACAACATTATGTGATGGCAGGAGGCTCCTAATCAAGCCAGATATAGAGATGGATTTTCGAGACATGCCATATAAGGATAATTCTTTTAAAGTAGTAGTATTTGATCCGCCACATCTTATTCATGCCGGAACTGGTTCGTGGTTGGCCAAGAAGTATGGGATTCTTCCTAATGACTGGAAACCATACTTGAAAGCTGGATTTGATGAATGCATGAGAGTGTTGGAGCCGGACGGTGTTCTGGTATTTAAGTGGAACGAAGACCAGATAAAATTAAATGAAGTATTGAAAGAATTCGGAAAGAAACCGCTTCTCGGAGATCAGAGAGGTAAGACGCGGTGGATATTGTTTATGAAATAGGAGAAACGAGGATGGAGAGATTAACACATGAAAGAAAAAGCGGTATGAAAACGGGGTACTGGTCCCCGAATAAGAAACAGGAGCTGGTGGATAGACTGACGATGTATGAGGACAGGGAAGATGATAAGGACGCAAATGTCCCTGGCAAATGGATTCCATGCAGGGTGAGAATAAACATGGCAAAGATATTTAAAGTAAGTGGATACATAGTGGATGTTAACGGAGATTCCAATGTAGATGAAGTTATTGCAGAAGTTAGCTCTGGCTTTGATGGAATGATAAATCAGCATATCCATGTGGAAGAAGCTGACATTGGAGAATGGGACGATGAAAACCCTTTGAATTACGACAACTGCGACCTTGCAGATTGCGAGAAGTATTTCAAGAGAAAAGTTCCAGTAGAAACCGATAGAAAAGTAGAAATTGGGAAGACTTACAGACATTTCAAGGGACATACTGTTAAGGTAATTGCAATCAGCCAGGACACCGAAGCACCTGGACAGTTTTATGTGGTTTATAAATGCGAAGATGGAGCTATTTGGAGCAGGCCTTACGGAATGTTCGTGAGCGAGGTTGACCATGTGAAATATCCAAATGTGAAACAGAAGTATAGATTTGAATTGATGGAGGACGAAACGGATGAATGCAAATAAATACCAGAAATTAGCAATGAGAACAAATGACGGGAAAGCAAGCGACAGACTGATCGGGAACATTCTGGGGATGTTACATGAAAGGACAAGTATAAACAAAACGACGAAGGAGCTGAGGAATGATTGAACAGAGGAAGTACAAAGAAGCAGAGACTAGAAGGTCAACAACATTATGATGAGCTGGAATCAGATATTGATGAAAAGGCAAGTGAGAAATTCCATACACCAGCTTATCAGAGTTATTCGGTGGAGGATTACTTGCGGAAGATGGGAGTAGACATAAAAGAGGTGACCGGCGATGAGTGAATATGTCGAGTGCTATGAAAACTTAAAAGCAGCAGTAGTAAAGTTGGCAGCGGATGATTACCGGCGGGCATTGATCAGGTTAAGGCGACACCCAAAGGACACGAATGCAATTCATACTAAAATCGAATGCGAGCTGTTTTTTCGTAAAGACATTGAGATGTACAGTGATATGGATGGAGAAGTGCTGATTAAAGGAATCCAGGAAAGAGTAAGGCGTGAGCATAATGAACAGAGAACTGTTAAATAAATACAAGAAAAATAAGCGGGATATTGAGAATCTGGACGGGATCATTGCCAAGCTTCAGGAAAGACTGGATGCAGTACCGGTGGTATCAGGAAAGGTTACAAAGAGTTCGGATGATTTCCCTTACATCGAGGAGCATGTGCAGGTGAGAGTGGAAGAGCCAAAGGCAGCAACTGCATTGAAGATGCGGATCTATGAGAAGGAGAAGAGAAAAGATCAGCTGATCCGGGAGAACGAGAAAGTAGAGAAGTACATAGCTGCAATGCCTGATGGAACGGTTAAGGATATATTTGAAATGGTATTTTTGGATGGAATGACGCAAAGAGAAGCAGCGGAATGTGTGGGATATACGCAGGCGAGGATATCTCAGATATTGAAAGATTTATAATATTTATATTTTTGCTATGTTATTATTATACTGGACATGATGAAAAGACATATGATAGTCATTTGATCAGTTCCCCCCCAACCTAACACAACCGAGAGAGGACACCTTGGCAACGCGGGTGTCTTTTTCGTTGCGTAATGTCGAGAAATGGGATATTATGGGAGTAGGTTTTAGGTGATTTTTAAGGAGGACTAATAATGAACGATTTAACAAATGAAGCAACACTCGTGCTTGCAGAACTATACGGAGCGTATAAAAATGGAGAGCACTTGGACAATGTAAAACCAGCTGACGTAGGAATGGATAAAAGTATGTTTTGCGAAGCATGTGAAGAATTGAGAAGAGAGAAATTCCTTCCGAATTATAATAATACTACAGGGATTCCATTCTTAGGCTCTTTAAGTCAAGAGGCAATTGACTATGTAGAAAGAGCGATGGAAGCAAGCGAAAATAAATGATGAATTTGAGGCACCCTCCGGGGTGCTTTTCTAATGCAAAAAAACAGGAGGTGAGTCTGAGTGACTAAGAAACAGAAAACATTTTGTGATGAATATCTAATTGACTTGAATGCCACTCAGGCAGCTATCCGAGCGGGGTATTCGTCAAAAACAGCAGATAGAATCGGACCTGAATTACTTGGGAAAACTTGTATTCAAGAAAATATCGCAAAAGCAATGGCTGAGAGATCGAAGAGAACCGGCATCAGTCAGGATCGAGTGATTCAGGAACTGGCGCGAATAGCATTTGTGAATCCGAAGAATGTGATCAATCCCAAAGACGCATCAGTGAAAGTGGATGCGACAGAGGACGATCTGGCGTGTATCCAGTCCGTAAAAGTTAAGACAATGGACGGAGCAAAGGGAAAATCGGTCGAAAGAGAAGTTCGTTTGAATGACAAAATGAAAGCTTTGGAGTTACTTGGTAAACATCTTGGAATGTTCAAGGACAAGCTGGAAGTTGATGCCGATATGGACCTGAACATCACGATTGATTATGGAGATAATGACAATGAAGAAAGTTAATATTTTAGGAACGTTATATAAGATATATTTTGATGCGCCAGATGAAAAACTTCCAGAGGGTTGTGATGGATGTATGGATCAGAGTGTTCATCAGATCAGGATCGCAAAGTTAGAATCTAGTAGAAACTCTTTAATGAATTTGGGAGAATACAAGAAGAAAGTACTCAGGCATGAAATTATTCACGCGTTTCTGTACGAGTCTGGATTATGGAATAACAGTGGCGGTGCCGAAAGCTGGGGACGGAACGAGGAGATTACAGACTGGATTGCTATTCAGTCACCGAAACTTTTCAAAGCCTTTAAAGAAGCTGATTGCCTGTGAAAATAAATGTTCAAGCTAATCCATGCTTTAAAGAGGTTGATCGCAGTAAAAAACGCTACATCGTGATGAAAGGTTCTGCCGGATCCGGAAAGAGTATGGACACGGCACAGAATTATATCATTCGTTTGATGAATGATCCCGGACGTAATCTTTTGTGCGTCCGAAAAGCAGATGTAACGAATAGAGATAGCACTTTTGCAGAATTGCAGAGTGCTATTTTTCGTATGTTCGGAGAAAGCTATAAGAAGTATTGGTACATCAATACTTCAAATATGCTCCTGGAATGTAAGAACAATCATAACCAGATCATCTTCCGCGGGGTAAATGACGAGAAGCAACGTGAGAAACTTAAGTCAATTACATTTAAGCGCGGGAAGCTTACCGATGTTTGGGTAGAGGAAGCCACAGAGATTACACAGTCAGATTTTGAAATCATCGATGACCGACTTCGAGGTATATTGCCGAAGGGATTATTCTACCAGATCAGGTTAACATTCAATCCGGTGTCATCACATCACTGGATTAAGAAAGTGTTCTTTGATCGTGTTGATCCGGATGTATTAACACATCAATCTACTTACGAGAACAACCGGTTCATTGATGAAGCGTATCACAGACGTATGCTCCGGCGTAAGGAAGTAGATCCGGAAGGTTATCGGGTGTATGGTCTGGGTGAATGGGGAGAGGTTGCCGGTCTTATTCTTAAGAATTATGTCATAGAGGAATTTGACCGGAATCCGGAGAACTATGATTACATTGTGAACTCACAGGACTTTGGATTTAACCATGCCAACTGTATCGGCGAGGTAGGCTTCAAGGATGGAGATCTGTATTTGTTCCAGGAACTGTATGTGTATGAGATGGACACAGAGGAGATTATTAAGCTGGCCGCTGGAAGATTCAACAAGAAACTGAGGATGTGGTGCGACTCTGCTGAGCCGGACCGTATCAAGATGTGGTAGAAAGCCGGATACAGGGCAAAAGGAGTCAATAAAGAGACAAACAGTGTTCATGCGCAGATAGATTATTTGAAACAGCACATGATTCACATACATCCGTCCTGTGTGAATACCATAAAAGAAATACAACAATGGAAGTGGAAGAAGGATGAGCGTACTAATACTTATCTGGAAGAACCAGTTCCATTTTTTGATGATGCAATGGCTATGCTACGTTATTCCATCGAGGAAGAGCGTAAGGCTAAGCCGAAACTAAACAGAAACCTGAAAGGAGGACTGTAAAGTGCTATTTCGATTACCGTCAGAGGAAGATCTGACAGATAACAAACTGAATGAATTCATAGCAAAACATAATGCAGAGTGCGCCTTTCGGTTCAAACATCTGAAAGATGCGTATGAAACAGACTACCAGATTTTTCACCAGAAGCCGAAGCCGGATTATAAACCAGACAATCGTATTGCTGTGAACTTTGCAAAATATATGGTGGATACATTTAACGGATATTTTATCGGGAATCCAATTAAGATATCTGTGGATGGTGATGCAGCAGGCAACATCAAAAAATATGTGGAGCTCCTGGATCAGTACAATGATCAGGACAATAACAATGCGGAGCTGTCGAAAATCTGTTGCATTTACGGCAAAGGATACGAGATGTATTACGTAGATGAACTGGGAAACATCGGGATTACATATCTGACACCGTTCGATGCTTTTATGATCTACGATGATTCGGTGCTGTGCAGAGAGAAGTATTTCGTTCGACTGTACATAGATTCGAATGATGTACTGCATGGCAGTGTATCAGATGACACTAAGGTACGGTGGTTTACCCAGAAGGGAAAGCTTATCTGGGAAGAAGAGGAAAAGATACATGGATTTGACGGAGTGCCGGCTACGGAGTATGTGGAGAACAAGGAGCGCACATGCATCTTTGAACCGGCAATCTCGATGATTGATGCTTATAACAAAGCAATCAGCGAGAAGGCAAATGATGTAGATTATTTTGCAGATGCATACATGAAAGTGCTTGGAAGCAGGCTGGATGATGATGATTTAGAACATATCCGCGATAAAAGGATCATTAATCTGGAAGGAGACGCCGATACTGTTATAGTTGATTTCCTGCAGAAACCAAACGGAGATACCACACAGGAGAACTTGATTGATCGCTTGGAGAAATTAATATTCCAGATCAGTATGGTTGCGAATATCTCAGACGAGAACTTTGGTACAAGCTCCGGCATTGCCATGAAGTATAAACTGCAGGGAATGAGCAATCTGGCCAAGACAAAAGAACGAAAGTTTACATCCGGAATGAACCGGCGGTATAAACTGATCTTTTCCAATCCGGTATCTGGAATGAAAGAAGATGACTGGGTGAAACTGCATTACCATTTCACACCGAATATTCCATCGAATGTACTGGAGGAGAGTCAGATCGCCGGCAACTTGGATGGAATCGTATCACAAGAGACACAGCTTGGTGTACTGTCTGTCGTGGATAATGTGCAGAATGAGATGGAAAAAATCGAGAGCGAACAGGAAAAAGCCAAGACAGATCCTGTTATGACACAAATGTTCGGAGGTGCGGGTGATGGCAAGCCAGGAGTACTGGAAGAACCGGGAAACGGAAGCAAAGAAACATAATATTCAGGAAGAAGCTGAGTATAATCGTCAGATCAAAGAGATCTATGCCAATATGATGGACGAGATCAATAAAGAGATCAACGGATTTTATACCAAGTATGCTGCTAAAGAAGGCATTACGATGGCTGAGGCAAAGAAGAGAGTAAGCAAGTTGGATATTGCAGCATATGAACGGAAAGCAAAGAAATATGTTGAAACAAAAGATTTTTCCGATCGGGCAAATGAAGAGATGAGGATCTATAATCTGACCATGAAGGTGAACCGGTTGGAACTCCTGAAGGCGAATATCGGTCTTGAGATGGTATCAGGGTTTGATGAGATGCAGAAGTATTTCGATAAGAAGTTGACTGACAAAACACTGAAAGAGTTCCAGAGACAAGCCGGTATCCTTGGCAAGTCCGTTCTCAAGAATGAGAAATACGCTCATGCAATCGTGAATGCATCATTTAAGAATGCGACATATTCGGATCGTATTTGGATGTATCAGGGAATGCTCAAAGCAGAGCTGGAAGGATTACTTGCATCAGGACTGATCAGAGGACAGAATCCGAAGAAACTTGCAAAGCATCTAGAGAAGAGATTCGGCGTCAGTGCTTATAATGCGCAGAGGCTCATGACGACAGAGCTTGCAAGAGTGCAGACAGAGGCTCAGAAGCAGTCTTTTATCCGTAACGGCTTTGATGAGTATGTGTATGTTGCATGCACAAAAGGCGATGTATGTCCGATTTGCAAAGGGCTGGACGATAAGCATTTCAAGGTAGATGATATGATGCCCGGTGAGAATGCTCCGCCAATGCATCCGAACTGTCATTGCAGCACAGCCGCATATATGGATAATGAGGCTTATGAGGAGTGGATAAACAGCTACCAGGAGCATGGATTGAATTTCGAAACATGGAAACAATTGCATGAAGAAGAGACTTATGAATCTGAAATGGGACGCCGATTGGTGAACAGAATTACAGGAATTTCCAAACAGAAGAAGATATTCAATGAAGGATTGAAAACAGCATCGAATGAAGATGTGAAGACATTATTAAAACAGTCGTTGGGTAGAACCGAGATTGCAAGATCAAGTGGTAGAAAGTCGTATTATTCGGCGAAGGAGAAGAAAGTATATTTATCAAAAGATGCAAAATCGGATACGATAGCACATGAACTTTTTCATGAAATTGACGATACATACGCTTTGGTGGAAAATGGAATGTTAAAGAATTCCGTTCAGCAAGATTACAGACGACTGCAGAATCAAGCGAAAAGATATGGAAAAAGCATAGAGGAAATGTTATACTTAGAATATCCAGAAGCGTTTGAGGTTAGCAAATATGGAATAAAATTCAAAGAAGAGTACCGAGGGATTTCCGATATTTTGAACGGTATGTCGAATGGAGATATATTAATGGGATATTCGCACAAGACCGACTATTGGAAAAAGCCTGGACGCTTGGAAAAAGAAAGCTGGGCTCAGTATGGACGTATGTTTTATACGGATGGTAAAGCATTGGAAGTGGCAAAGAAAATATTCCCAGAAATGAGCCAAGAAATTGAGCAGAGAATCAGGAGGTTGATGAAATAATGTGGTATGGAAAAATGACACAAGAGTTGGAAAAGCTATATGACGATTACTACAAAATGTTCGGTCGTACTCCTGATGGATATATGGAGCTGGAATACGGAGAAGGCTCATATAAAGCATATGTGAGAGATATTAAAAAATCATTAAAGCTGAAAAAAGAATTGCCAGATTTTGTAGAGTAGATACCACTGATCATAATGATTGGTGGTATTTTTGTACTCATTTTTAAGAAAGGAAGAGGTAAAAGAACATGAGATTTGACAAAGCATTTAAAATAATGAAGCAGGGAAGCAAAGTGAAACTTCCATCTTGGGGCGGTTATTGGTTTTGGTCAAAAGAGAAACAGACTATTATCATGCACACAAAAGATGGCGAAGAACTGGATATCAGAGAGACACAGATTCCAGATTATACGTTTGGAAATATCTGTTCTGATGAATGGGTGCTGGCAGATGGAGAAAATTGTCCGGAACTGGGCGGAGAAGCTACATTTTCATTTGGGGAAGCAATTAAATATCTGAAACGTGGAATGAAAGTGGCACGTAAAGGTTGGAATGGAAAGGAACAGTACATCCAGCTTGCAGCCGGAATTTCATATAAAACGGCAGATGGTGATATTGTAAATTGCGAGCATGATGCCATCGGAAACATGGCTATTGCGTTCTGTGGAACATCTGGTGTTCAGATGGGATGGTTAGCGTCTCAGGCTGATATGCTGGCAGAGGATTGGAAATTTGCAGAATAGGAAAGGCGGTGATCCAAACTATCTCCCTCCGGCGGGGAATGACCGGGGAGAAAAAGGAGTGATGTAAACTGATTGAAGTAACCGTCCGCAAGGATGAAATAAAGATATCCGGACATGCAAATTATGCTGTTTCCGGATCAGATATCGTCTGTGCCGGTGTAACAGCACTTGCACAGACACTGATCAAGTCCATAAAGGACCTGACAGACGATAAAATTGAATATGAGATATCTCCCGGGAGGGTGGATATAAAGTATGGGAATCTATCAGAGAAGTCGAAAACTCTGGTGGATTCCTTTTTCATTGGCATCTGTATGATTGCCGAGGAGTTTCCGGAGTATGTCCGGATCATGTAACTTAATGTGACCGGGATGTCGTTAAACTACACATTCAAGATGCAACGACCTGGGCTTAAATGAATGGGGCGGGGCGGAAAGGATAGATAAGATGAAATACAAGAACAATCACTGGAGAATTCCAATGAGTAACCTGCAGTTATTTACAGAGCCTGGAGGAGACGGCGGTGGATCCGGAGAAGGAGACGGTGCTGGAACTGGAGGAGATCCTGGAAGTAACAGCAACACAACAATGTCATTTGATGATTTCCTGAAGTTGGAAGGCAATCAGTCTGAGTTCGACCGGCGTGTCCAGAAGGCTGTTAATACGGCTGTGACAAATGCACAGACCAAATGGAAGACACTGACGGATGATAAGGTATCAGAAGCAGAAAAGCTTGCTCAGATGACCAACGAGGAAAAAGCAAACTACAGGGCGAAGAAAGCGGAGGATGCTCTAAAAGAAATGCAGCGCCAGAATGCCAGATCGGACATGGCGAAAGAAGCTCGCAAGATGCTGGCAGATGAGGATATCAACATTCCAGATGAACTGGTTATGAATCTTGTAGCAGAAGATGCAGATGGAACCAAGGCAGCAGTAGAAGCTTTTTCAACCATGTACAAGGAAGCGGTACAGAATGCAGTGAAAGATGCTTTAAAAGGGAAACCTCCAAAAGCAGGTAATGGTGGAGATAAACCATCGATGACAAAAGAACAGATCTTAGAAGTGAAGAATCCGTCGGAAAGACAGAAGCTGATCGCTGAGAACATCACATTATTTCAGTAAGTAAGAAAGGAAGTATGAAACATGCATGATATTAGAAGATTAGGTCTGCAGGTATTTGCAGCACCGAATAACCTGACAGGAGAAGTGCAGATCGAGGTAAAAGCCAGAGAGATTGACTTTGTCACATCCTTTGGTAAGAACCTGAAGGCACTGTTAGATATTCTGGGAATTACCAGAATGATCAGGAAGGAAAACAATTCGGTATTAAAGACCAAAACGGTAAAAGGTGAACTGCAGTCAGGGGATGTTGGAGAAGGCGAAGAAATCCCGATGTCCAGATACACAGTAGAAGAAAAGCCTTTTGATACGATCAAGATTGAAAAATATCGTAAAGGCGTATCTCTTGAAGCCATTTCGGAAAAAGGTTATGAGGTGGCAGTACAGGATACGGATGATGAGTTCAAGTCCGATCTGCAGAATGTAGTGACTGATAAATTCTACGCACAGTTAAAAGCCGGATCTCTTACAGGACACGAAACAACTTGGCAGATGGCTGTTGCAATGGCGATCGGAAAGGTTGTGGCTAAGTTCCAGAAGATGAAGAGAACGGCAACCGGAGTAGCTGTTTGGGTAAACACTCTGGATGTGTACAAGTATCTCGGTGCAGCAGATATTACACTGCAGACTGCATTCGGCTTCAAGTATCTGACAAATTTCCTTGGAGCGGATGTTGTATTTGTTACTTCTGAGGTTCCGCAGAATGTTGTAATTGCAACACCGCTCAACAATATGATTGCATATTATGTTGATCCGGGAGATTCAGAGTTTGCCAAAGCTGGACTTGGATTCACAACGGATTCAGAGACAGGGTTTATCGGATTCCACTCAGAAGGAACATACAGCCGTATGATTTCCGATAACTACGCAATCATGGGCTTACGTCTGTTCTGTGAATATTTAGATGCAATCGCATACATTTCTGTAGGCGAATCTGATACACAGACCTTAGGAACATTAAGGGTAACGTCAGAGGCTGGATCAGAAGCAGGAACCACAAAGCTGACAGTGAAAGAGCAGTTAATGTCAATGAGAAACTGCTGGAAGTACAAAGATGCTGCAGCTGCAACTTCAGTAACTTACGGCATGGATGTTAAGAACTGGTCTAAGTGGGACGGTGAATCAGAGATTGCTTCGACAGCAGGGCACCATATCACACTGGTTGAATGTGATCAGAACTACAAAGCTGTTCGTTCCGGTGATGTGGCTGTAACGGTCAATCCGGGAGCATAGGAGGTAAGGAAGCATGTATAAGGTAATCAAACATTTTATCGATCTTCATGACAACGATCATTCCTATAACGAGGGTGATATATTCCCTCGTGAAGGAGTAGATGTCAGCAAAGAAAGAA